TAACGCTGGCAAGCGGCTAATTCTCCTTGGAGTGTTCCTGTTGCAGTTTGGAAAGCGGTGGCAACTAAGCCTGCTTCTAGTTGTGCGCCCCAAATATCTAAATTTGCACCTGAGGCAGTCCCGCCATTGCGGATATAAAAAATTAAAAAAGAACTTGTGCCAATGGTTTTTCCTGAAATGCTTGGCAAAGTAAATGTATAAGTAAAACGCTGCCAAGAAGTAGTTAATGCAGGAGCAGGAAACACGGTAGATTGAACTGTCGCCGAACCGCCAGAACCAAAATTTTGTTCCCAATAAACCAAGCCAGTACGGCTTGAATCTGCTTTTGCCCAAAAAGAAAATGTAACTGTTTGATTAGCAAAAGTTCTTACATCTTCAATCTTTTGTTGCATTTGGAAAAAACTTGTAGTTCCTGCTGCAGTCACCGCTTGTCGTAAAAAGAAAGGCGCTTCATATCCTGCGACTGGTGCTGTGCCTGGAGTAAAAGATTGCTGAGAAACTGTAACAGTTCCGCTGCCATCTTGGTTTGTCACCCAACGGTCTGCCGTGTAAGTATTAGTTGCAGGACTGGTAAATGTTGTTCCTCTTTGCCATACCCTGAAGTCACCATTGATGATTGCGTTTTTACCTGCTGCGAAATTTGCCGTATAGCGCAAGCCTGTTGAAGTGGAACTATCTGCTACAAGTGTTTCGCCATTGTTGCCCACGGCTAGGCGTGCAGGAGTGTCGTTTCCAGTAGCTGCGATTAGATCGCCCTTAGCATCGACAATCGCATTCTGAATCGCATTGCTGTCATCTTGAGCAACCCATGAAAAGTCCATGTCTGTTCCAGATGCCTTAGCAAGGACTTGACCAGTAGTGCCACCCTTGAGATCTAACAGGGAAGCATCAATAGCATCGCCTAGACCCTCGATGGCAGTTGCGCCATTCTTGACTAGATCGGTACTGGTCGGTACAGGCCAGCCGAAGTTTGGTGTTGTGGTTGCCATTAGGTTAGAGCTCCGATCGCTTTAGTCCACTGTAGTGTACCATTTACGCCACTCCAGATGGTGTTAGTAGGAATTACTGTCGCCCATGTCGGCGCAATAAGTGAGAAGTCTGTAGGTGAGACATAGACGGTAATGTCCACGAAAGTAGGCGTTGCCCTCATTGAAATGCCCTCTACAAAGCCTGAGAAGTACCCCTCGAACATGTTAAAGGGTAGGTTAGTGATAACCACTGGCTCGCCAAAGAAAAGGTTAATAAGGTCGTTTCTGAGGGCATCTGGCATAAGTGGATTGTCAAGTCTGAAAGTAATCTGATCAAGCTGTGTTCTAGGCGTTGAGCGCAAGGCTAGATCTCGCGTAATGATATCTGTGATGTCTGCCAGGTGCCGAATATTAGAATCAAAGGTTCTTTGATAGCGACCATAAGTGGCAATAGATGGATCATCTGTGGCTGAATAAGTGCTGCCATAGTCGTTGCCATAGCGCACAATCTCACTGTTGCGGATCTTGCCGATCTGTAGGATTGACTTAACGCTGGCAGGGGAAGCGTAATTTCCGTCTAATTCTGTTGAACCATTAGCTGCAAGATAAGTGGATCTATGATCTGCATCTGCATATGAGATACGCCCTTCCTTGTCCTCGTAGAGCGTTCCGAGTGCGCTGTCTGCTATCTGCTGGACTAAAGTCTGAGTGTTGCGATCAGCAGCTGAAAGATTGTCCATCTGATAGAGACCAGTATCAATCTCACCCAAGCCCACATTCTCAGCATTAGCCCAAGTCGTAGTCGGATCGTATTGATTCCATTCTAAAGTCGGCGCAACCTCTTGCCATTGGTTTTCTAGTAAATCTGACAGAATGATGCGGATTTGCTCGCCATCTAGATTGTGTGCCACAGAAGCCGTGTAAATGGCTTTAGGCAGTTTAGCCAAAGCACCCACTGCAAGGATTGAACCAAGAGTCACAAAACCTGCTTCTTCTGGGCTTCTGACAGAGGTTGAAAAGTCTGAAACTGAGCCACCAAATATAGGCACATAAGTGCCACCGCTGTCTTTGAGCTCTAAAGTGAGTGGATCTGTAACATCGATGTCAAACAGGCTATTGGTGGAGTTAATGATGTCCATGCGGGCATAACCTGCTTGACATTGGCGATCAATATCGATGCGCCCTGTCGTAACATTTACCCCAGTTACATTGGTGTACACAGTCGTGCCGACTGTTATGCGCCACTCTGGAAGCCATGTCATACTGTTAGAAGTCCTGTGGAGCTAGTGCCTCGCTGATAGGACTGACGGACTACATCTTCCACGGCTCTAGCAATAGCCTCTGGATCACCGATTCCAGCCTGAATTGTAATGTTGTAAGCATTAGCAGCTTGCGCTGCATAGCGTGAACCGCTTACCGCACCTGATACACCTGCTCCGCCTGCCAAACCTTGGAGTAGAGATGATCGAGCAATGCTTTGTACATCAAGAGTAGAAGCCATCTGGCTTGCGGCCGAAGCGTTTTCCATGTCCAGTAAATCTGCAAAAGCATTAGCGCGAGCTGTTGCTGCATCTGCGTATTCAAGAATTGCTGCGATAGATCCACCTGCTGTGGAGATAGGCGCGATGTAATCGCCTTTAGGAATTCCAGAGCCTAGAGCTGCGCTTGTCGGTAATGATGCTTTGGCTTGAGCATTAGTTTGGGCAAGAAGTCTAAGCATCTCTTGTATCTTGGCAAGTGCTGCATCTAAGTTGCTTAAATTAACTAGATCGGCTGGCTTTAGACCTTTAAGGATTGATTCAATATCTTGCAGTTTTACATTTTGACCAGATAGTGCGCTGAAAATTTTGAGATCTTCGTTAAGTCTCTTTGTTGCAGCAGTGATCGCTGCTTCATCTTTAGTGGCCAAGGCATCTTCTAGATCAGAAATCGACTTCTTGATGTTTAGGCGAGCAGTATCATTGGCTATCTGTAGTCTTTGTGTGTCGGTTGTAGACTTGGCTAATAACTCTGCTTGATTCTGTAAAGCTGCTGCATTCTGAATCTTATCCATGTCGAATACTTCTTGACCCTTGTTGAGAGCAAGGTTAGCCTTGTCGATTGCAGCCTTTAACTTGGCTGCTGCTAAGGCTTTCTTTTCTTCTGCCGTAAGTTTTTTCTTGGCAGCAAGTGTCTTGATTGCGTACCTTGATTGTAACTCTGCAAGATGAGCCAATCCTTGAGCATCAATACCGCTGCCAGCGGCTACCTTACCCATGCTTCTCAAAATTTCAAGATAAGTACCAAGAATAGGAATCATTCCGACATTTAAGCCAGATACCCCCGGCAATGTTTTTAACTTTTCTGCAAGTATGCCCACACCACGGATTACATCTGCAATATATATTGCTGTCTTTTCCATCGCACTTGCTAAGTTATCTACTGAATCTTGATCGCCTAATCCTTTAAGAGCATCGATTAAACCTGTGCCAATAATTTCAGATGCATTGGCAGCAGCTACACCTAATTTATCGATTGATCCTTGGAAAGTATTAGCAGCCTGTGTTGCTGCTCCTTTAAATGTGGTTTCAAGTTGAGCGATAATATCCTCAAACTTGCCAGCTTTTAAATCAGCCTTTGAGATACCGACACCAAGCTTGGAAAGTGCAGTATTGTTTCCTAAGTACGCCTTACTTAATGCAGATGTGACTGAGCCTAAATCTTTGCCAGTCGATGCAGCAATATCTAAAGAAAGATTTAGAAGTTGCTGTGCCTTGCTGGAATCCCGTGTGGCTACCGCTAGTGTCTGATAAGCAGGACGAAGCTTGTCATCAAGAATGCCGAACTCGCTCTGTAGTCGCTGGATGTAATCTTCAGATGAAGCGGCATCTCTACCAAGTCCAACATTTTTAAGGGCTAGGGCTAACTGCTTCTGTGCCTTTTCATCTGCTGCTGCTGCCTTGATAGCAGCTTTACCATAAGCAAGAATCTGCTGGCCACCAAAAGCCAGACCTAATGCCCCTGCCAATTTCTTGACATTCTTAGTCATCTTGTCTGTTGCTGTTTCGGCTTGCTTGAAGCCTTTTTTGCCAGTGAACTCGGCAGCAATGTCAATAATTACATTAGCCATGATTAACCTCTCACTGTTGCGCGTTTGTTAAGTTTATCTGCCGCTGTTGAAACAGCTCTAAGCACGCCTTCTCTAGCCTTACCATTGTTCTCGTCATAGGCACGATAAAGCAATCGACCTTGCATTCGATCCTTACCCTTGAGAGGCGCACGAAACTTGCCATCTTGATTTTTTACAAATCGACTATCAGGGCTAAGCTTGCCCATGCGCTCATAAATAGATCCAGCTCTGCTCTTGTTAAATACTTGAGCCAGGGATCTAAATCCTCTTTGATTAGCCTTTGATGGACTTGTCTTAAAACCAATTTTGGATTTTACCTCGGCAGGATTAAATGTGGGAAATGTTGCCTCAGACATCTGCCTAGGCAACCATCCACTTAAAATACTTCCGCGATCAGGAACATAACCTTTAGCCGACTGGCTAATAGGCTTAATTGCAGTTTTAATTTCTTTTTGAGTTTCTTTTGCTAGATCGGGTGCAAAAGTTCGGAGAGCTTTACGAAGTTCAACGGCGCCCTTTACGCTTGCTGGCATCGCTCACCTCTTTCGCTTCATCCTTGAGCCCTTGCACTAATGCATCGAGCATGGTCTTATCTAGATCTAATAACTG